TATCTGAAAGAGCAGGGTGAAGATGTCCATTTATCCAGTGTGGCACGCTACAGCAAGGGATTCCTGAAAAAGTTCGAGTCTGTCCGGATTGCCAAGGAATTTGCAAAGCTGCTGGCAGAGGACAATGTTGACAGGCCAGCGACCGAATTACATGAGGCGAATAACCTGTTGGCAAGCCAGCTTATCATGGAGGCAATGATTGATGATGATATGGATGCCAAGGAAAGGGCAGCAGCAGCCAAGAGCATTGCCAGCCTGCAGCGTGCACAGGTGAGTAATGAAAAGCTAAAGATTTCAGCCAGGAAGGAGCAGGGTGCTGTACATATCGCTATGGAATTGTTACAGGATAAGATATTTGCAGAGCTTGGTGAGAGGTATCCTGATGTGGCAGACAAGCTTATGGAGCTTGCCAGGGAGACAGAGACGGAAATGCAGAAAATGCAGTGACCTCACAGAAGGCTCTCTAAGGCATTTTAATCCATTTGCGCCCGATTGGTCGGGTTAAAAAAGTTAAAGCAAATTTAAACGAGTTAAACATGTTTTTAACATGGTCTGGACATGGGGGTGCAGTAGTATTCCCATGCCCAGAAATATGAGGACAAAAATGTAAAGCAGGTGGCATATGAAAACATGGCAGGAACTGGCTAAGGAATATTATTTTGAAAGCCATTTATCCATAAATGATATAGCAGCGCTGACTGAGGTATCCAGACAGAGCATATCTGGGTATCTGAAAACGCTTCCTGAGTTCAAAAAGGAAAAAGAAAAGCGTAAATCGGAGAATCAGGGCAGACGCAAAGAGTATAAAAAAGAAAAGAACCGGGAATACAGGAGTGCAGCACAGACACCTGTGACAGCAGAATCCATGCGGCGGGAGCATGATCTGGCAGCATTGGAGCTTTCCCATGAAATATATCATTGATTTAAAGGGCATTTAAAGGCTCTTTTTTAAATGTTTAAAAGAGGTTTAACAATGGGTATTGTACAGGATTACAGGAAGAAAATTGAAGAACAGGACACAGACAGGAACAAAAAGATTGCAGCAGGACGTTCCAATTTTCGCACTTATTGTAATCTCAGGAAGCCTGATTTTTTCAAGCCGGAAAGAGAGTACCAGGATGTACTGTGCAATACCCTGCAGGCTGCGTATGAGAAAAAGCTTGTAAATGAGAAGACTGGCAAACCATATAAGTTCCTGGTGATCAATATGCCTCCCGGCTATGGTAAGTCCTATACAGTAGGCAATTTTGCTACATGGTGTTATGGGCAGGATATAAAGAATAAGATCATAACCGTTTCCTATAATGGAAATATTGCACCGGAGTTTTCCAAGATGGTGCGGGATATGATCCAGGATGAAGAGGAAGCCGGTACAGATGACTGTTATGTAGTGAACACCTTCTTCCCGGATGTGAAACTGAAATATGGTGACAGCTCCGTTATGAAGTGGAGCCTGGAAGGGAGCTATACCAGCTACCTGGCTACATCGTTTGATGGTACGCTGACAGGTATGCGTGGAAATATCGGGATCATTGATGACCCCATCAAGTCAGCCAAGGAAGCAGCAAATGATAATGTAAAAGATGGCCACTGGGATTTTTTCAAGAATACATTCATGTCAAGAATGCTTCCGGGAGCCTTGATTATTATCATACAGACCAGATGGGCAAGCGACGATCTGGCTGGCAGGGTAATTGAAAAATATCCGGATGAGACATATGTACTGAAGCTGACTGCGCTGGATGAGGACTCAGAGAACGGCAAGTCTACCTGTGAAGACCTTTATCCAACAGAAGACCTGCAGTTCAAGCGGAGGTCACTGGATGATGATATATGGGGAGCCAACTATATGCAGACACCGATTGATAAGAAGGGTGCGCTGTATGGTGAGTTCAAGACATATGCAGCAGTTGATCCTGATAAATTTGAAAGAATATTGAATTATACGGATACTGCAGATGAAGGTGCTGATAATCTCTGTTCTATATCGGCTGGTGTAATTGGAAGATACGGTTATGTGTTGGATGTATATTATACGGATGAAGGAATGGAAGTAACGGAACCTGAGACAGCAAGAAGATTGCAGCTTGCAGGGGTAAGAGAGGCGCTGATCGAGTCTAACAATGGTGGCCGCGGCTTTGCAAGAAATGTGATCAGACATTTGAAACTGCTAAGATGCTTTAAGTGTTCTGTTACATGGTTCCATAACAGCAAGAATAAAAAAACAAGGATTCTGACCAATGCAAGTAATGTCATGGACCAGCTGATCATGCCGGAAGACTGGGACCAGCGCTGGCCAAGATACGCAAAAGATATGAAGAAATATCAGCGTAAAGGAAAGAATGAACATGATGATGCTCAGGATGCTACTACAGGAATTGTGGAATTTATCAATGGGGACGTAAAGGGCAAGAAGAAAGCCAGGGTAGGAAGCAAGAAAAGGTTAGGTGTATAGAATGTATAAATTTTCCATCGAGCAGGTCAGACCCTGTGATCCTGACAAAACTGGTCAAGAAATTCAAGGCAAAGGAACGCAGGAGATTTAATAAGGCACAGAGATATTATGAGGTCAGGAATGATATATATGCCAGGAAAATGAGTGACCTGAAAGAAAATAATAAGATTGCCCATGGTTTTGCAAGATATATAACCAATATGGCTACAGCTTATTTTATCGGGAAGCCAGTCCGGTATTCTACTGATGATGAAGCTTATCAGGAGGCACTTGATGATGTCCTCGACAAGAACTACATTAACATGCTCAACTTTGAAGTGAGTAAGGAAGCTTCAAAGAAAGGGATAGGTTTTCTGCTGCTGTATGTCAATGAAGAGGGCAAGCTTAAAATAAAGAAGTGTTCAGCAGAAGAGATTATTCCTGTATTTTCAACGTCCCTTGGGGAATATCTGGAGTGTGCTGTCCGCCTGTCGGAAGAATATGACATTGATGGCAAATTCCTAAAAGAGGGTGCAGATATCTACGATAAAGAAAGAATATATCATTACGAGAGGACAAACAGGGCGGCCGATTTTGAATTTGTAAGTGATGAACCTCACTTATTGAGTGATGTTCCTGTGATCGTGATCAAGAATAATGAAGAAATGATTGGTGATTATGAACCACAATATTCCATTATAGACGGATATGACAAGGGACAAAGCAATACCGGCAATGATGTTGATTATTTCGCTGATTCCTACCTTGCGCTTGTTGGCGCAGGCGGGGGGCTTGAAAGTATAGGAAGTGAGGAACCGGATGAGGATGGAAACAGGGCTGCCAAGAATCTGAAGGAGCACAAGCTGCTCTTTCTGGATGAAGGAGGACAGGCTTTCTTTATTGAGAAGAACCCAAACGATACGGCTACTGAGAACTATAAGAACCGGTTATTCAAGGACCTGTTCTTTTTAAGCCAGGTGCCGGCGCTGACGGATGAGAATTTTTCCGGGAACCTGACAGGCGTTGCTATCCGCTATAAGCTTACCGGGCTGGAAGAGCTGGCAATCATGAAGGAAAATAACTTCCAGGCAGCACAGCATAAAATGATCAAGCTTATAACGGATTATCTGAATACGATACAGAATAAGGAATATGACCCGGAGCAGGTGACACAGAAGTATACCAGAAATTTCATTGATAATGAGTCAGAGATCATCAGCAATGTTACCCAGCTGGAGAATGTGGTGTCCAAAGAGACACAGCTTAACATGCTGCCACAAACCATTGTTGATAATGCACAGGAAGAACTGGATAGAATGGAAGCTGAACGGATCAGGGAAGAGGAGCTTCCACTTGCACCCACGGAGGTATAACATATGCCCGGTCAGGATTACTGGAGAAAGAGATATCTTCAGGACAAAGCGTTGTCCGTCAATGAAGCAGAAAAATTCATAAGGAAGAACCAGAAGAAACTGTATGACCAGGCAAGTAAAGAGATCCTTGATGATATTGAAAAATTCTATGAGAAGTACGCAAAGGAAAATAGAATATCGTTATCGGAAGCCAAGAAGCGGATAAGCAATGCTGAATTCAGGGATATAGACTGGGAAGCTTATTGTCAGGAGGACATGGAGCTTGGACAGGAATTAGAAAATGTCAGAGACAGCCTGCCGGGAGATTTCGTTGCGGCATTGGAAAAAAGCAAACAGGAACATGAGAAAAAGATTCAGGTGCTTGCGGCAAAAGGGAATATCACAAGACTGGAATTACTGCAACAGGACATTGAAAAGACTATCTTGAAAACCTATAACCAGAACCAGGTAACGGTCTATGACTACCTTAGGAAAGAATATGAGGATGGATATTATAAAGGAATCTTCAATATTCAACAGGGTATAGGTTTTGGCAAGAATTTCGCACAGGTACATACCAGAGCTGTAGAAAAAGTAATCTTTAGCCAGAAGAAAAGGGATAATTTTTCCAAGACACTGTATAAGCATCAGAAGAACCTGACCAGGGAAATCAGGGATTGTCTTTCAGTTGGTATGATCAGGGGCGAAAGCGTTGATAAGCTTGCCAAGCGGGTACAACAGAGGATAGATGTCTCTTACAGCAATGCCAAACGACTGGTAAGGACGGAGACAGGGTACGCCTTTGAACAGGCTACCCTGGATTCTTACGCAGAGTGCGGCATAGAAAAGTACCGTTTCATGGCAACATTGGATAATAAAACCAGTGAAATATGCAGGGAGCTTGATGGTAAGGAATTCTATGTTAAGGACGCAGTACCGGGTGTAAATTACCCACCAATGCATCCAAACTGTAGAAGCACTACTGTAGCTGTACACGAAAAGGAAAGCGTTACAGAAAGAGCTGCCAGGAGGGATGATGGTACTGGTTACACGGTTCCGTCCAATATGATCTATAAAGAATGGAGAGCCAGATATGTGGAAGGTGGACCCCAGCTTGATAACGATGAGCAATATGCAATCAATCAGTATATCAGTTTCGATTCATATAAAATTAATGATAAATTGAGATATGACCGTCCACTTACGGCGTATGATAAGAAAATGATAAAAGATTTGGATTCAGCCCTTGACAGAATGAACAATTATATAGGAAATGTAGTTCGAGTCCTTAATATTGAAGACCAAGATGCCATGAATAAATTCATGGAGGAACATCAGGTTGGAAACACTGTAACATATAAAGAATATCTGTCATCATCCAATAAGGAAGGGTATAATCCTGGTTCAAATATAAAAATATACATAAATAGTTCTACTGGAAAAAATATTATGGCTTACAATCCTGATGAGAGTGAGGTATTATATAAACGTAACAGCTCATTTGTGGTAAAAGAAATAATTGAGCAGGATGGTGTAACATATATTTTAATGGAGGAGAATAATGGATAAAGATAAGAAAGAACCGTTTTCAGCTCCACGGTGGAATGATATCCCTGTGCCAACAGTGACAGGACATGTGACTTTTTCAGAAGAGGAAAGAAATGAATCCAGAAAAAAGTTAGAAGAACTGATTGAACGGGATAAAAAATGGATGAAAGAACAGGAAAATAAAAAATAGTATAGGTAACTAAGGGATTGCACAGAAATGTGTGGTCTCTTTTTAATTACAAAATTTTATAGGAGGTATATCCATGGAGAACACAATCAATACAACAGACGCTGCAGCATCTGCTGAGACTGCAACACAGGAGACAAATACTGAAATACAGGCAGCAGAAGCACAGACATCTGCTACAGACACAAAGACCTATGATGAGGCTTATGTTGCTGGCTTACAGCAGAAATATAATGCTGAAAGGGATGCAGCCGTAAAAGCAGCCGTAGAAGAGGCTATAAAGAAGGAGCGCATGTCTGCTGAAGAAAAGACAAAGTATGAAACAGAACAGAGGGAAGCTGCTATTACCAAAAGGGAACAGGAGATCAACCTGCGTGAGCTTAAAGCGGATACAGCGGTGATGCTGTCAAAGGCAAATCTGCCGGCCGGTTTCGTTGATCTTGTACTGGGTGAAGATGTTGAGTCAACGCAGGAAAAAATAAATACATTAAAGGATGCTTTTGATAGGGCAGTACAGGCACAGGTAGAAGCCAGATTTAAGGGAAAGACACCTAAGACCGGAAGCGGTTCGGGTCAGTCATCAGAATCTGATGAAATGCAGGATATTATTAACAAGGCTTTAGGGTTATAAGTAGGAGGATTGAAGATTATGGCATTAAACACAATTGAGTATGCAAGTAAATTACAGACTGGTCTGGACCAAAAGGCAGTCATTGACGCTACATCCGGCTGGATGGATGAAAACGCAGGCCAGGTTATTTATACCGGTGGCAAGAGTATCAAGGTCCCGACAATAAGCACAACTGGTCTGAAGGATTACGACAGGGATAATGGGTATCCTCAGGGAAGTGTTACACTGGGCTATGAGACATTGGAGATGTCTATGGACAGGGGTACAAGCTTCTTATTGGATGCCATGGATGTTGATGAAAGCAACTTTATGGTATCTGCTGCAAATGTTACCAGTGAGTTC